CGGTAAAGTTATTGTAGTATCCACTCCAAACGGTTACGACCCAATATATTATGAAATTTATGATCAAGCATTAAGAGGGATGAATGACTTCAAAATCTCTGAAATGTTTTGGTATCGGGACCCTCGTTATACCAAAGATTTATACATGGTAAAGACAAATGATTTGGTTCATTATCTTTTGAATCGAGAAGATTATCCAATAGATACCGTAATTAACTTAGCCAATCATAATCCTTATGAAAGAGACCATACTGTTGTAACAGATTATATTTCCCAAGGATATAAACCTTGTTCTGCATGGTTTGAGGGAATGGTAAAAAAACTCAAGTACGATAGACGTAAAGTTGCTCAAGAACTTGAATGTAACTTTTTAGGATCGGGTGATAACGTATTCGATTCAGAGTTGATGCAAAACATTTCCAAAAATCAACTAAGACCTCCACAAGCCAAACTTATGGGTAACGCTCTTTGGATTTTTAAGGAACCTGTAAATGGTCATAAGTACGTTATGGGAGTTGACGTTTCTCGTGGTGACTCTGAGGACTTTTCATCAATTCAAATTATTGATTTTGATGAGAGGGAACAAGTATTAGAATATGTTGGTAAAGTTCCACCAGATGTATTAGCCGAAATTGCCTATAAGTGGGGGACGATGTACAATGCATTCTGTGTAATCGATATCACAGGTGGTATGGGAGTTTCAACTGCCAGAAAAATGCAAGAATTACAATATCAACCTGGATTGTATGTTGATGGTGTCGATACGTCTAACAAATGGAAGTGGGACCCGAAAATAAATGAAAAAATTCCTGGTATTAACTTCAATACAAAAAGAGTACAAATTATTGCAGCATTTGAAGAGGGGGTCCGACATGGGTTCAAAATATATTCTCATAGGACCTACAATGAGATGAATACTTTTGTTTACATCAATGGTAGACCAGATCACCAAAAGGGTCAACATGATGACTGTATTATGGGTCTCTCTATGGCAATATACGTTGCAGAAAAGTCATTTCAATCATTAACTAAAGTTGTGAATCACACAAAAGCCATGTTGAATTCGTGGGCAACTGTAATGAATGAAAATAAAAATACTTCAGATTTTTTTAATCCATTGGTACCTCAGATGGGTAGAGATTCAAACCTTAATAATAATGGGGCGTCTAAAGCAGATTACCAAAAATATGGTTGGTTATTTGGTGCTAAATAACTATTTATATTACTGAGGTAAAGAGTAAATTTAGATTATGGCAGAACAAAATATGACGGTTTGGCAAAGACTGTCACAAACATTTGGACCTAACTCACTATTAAATCAAGATTATCCAACATTCAAGTTCGATAAAAAGGAACTCCTACGCACAAAAAGTAGAGAGGAATATGAGAAAGAAAAACTTCAAGCACAACAAACGTATTATCTCACCAATCAATGGGCTAAGGTCGAGAACAATCTTTATTCTCAGGCAATTTATTATGAACCAACAAGATTATCCGCCCAATATGATTATGAATCGATGGAATACACTCCTGAGATTTCAGCCGCTTTAGACATTTATGCTGAAGAATCCACTACCACAAATGAGGATGGATTCATATTACAAATTTATTCAGAATCTAAAAGAATAAAGGGAGTACTTGCAGATTTATTTAACAACTCTTTGGATATCAATACAAACTTACCAATGTGGACACGTAACACATGTAAGTATGGAGACAACTTTGTCTATTTGAAGTTAGACCCTGAGAAGGGTATTGTAGGATGCCAACAATTACCAACTATTGAAATTGAAAGACACGAGGTTGGAGCAAGTGGTAAAATATCTATGGATGTAAAAAACGAAGTTGATAAAGAGAAAAAAGCATTACACTTTACATGGAAAAATAAAAACATGGAGTTTCAATCTTGGGAGATGGCTCACTTCAGATTATTGGGTGATGATAGAAAACTTCCTTATGGAACATCAATGTTGGAAAAGGCAAGACGTATTTGGAAACAATTACTTCTTTGTGAAGACGCTATGTTAATATATAGAACTTCAAGAGCCCCTGAAAGAAGAATATTCAAAGTTTTTGTGGGTAACATGAACGACGATGATGTCGAAGCATATGTACAACGTGTTGCAAACAAATTCAAAAGAGAGCAAGTTGTTGATAGTAAAACAGGTAATGTTGATATGAGATTCAATCAAATGGCGGTTGATCAAGATTATTTCATACCTGTAAGAGATCCGGCAGCACCAACACCTATCGATACTTTGCCAGGTGCTACTAACTTATCTGAAATTGCCGATATTGAATATATCCAAAAGAAATTATTAACTGCCCTCCGAGTACCAAAAGCATTCTTAGGATTCGAAGAAGTTGTTGGAGATGGTAAAAATTTAGCACTTCAAGATATCCGATTTGCCCGTACCATTAACAGGATTCAAAAAAGTATGATTGCTGAATTAAACAAAATCGCAATCGTGCATTTATTTTTATTAGGATTTGAAGATGAGTTATCCAACTTTACACTTGGTTTAACTAATCCATCAACACAAGCCGACTTGTTAAAAGTTGATGTTTGGAAAGAAAAGGTCTTATTGTATAAAGATTTGGTTTCCGATCCAGGAAACGGAATTCAGGCTACATCATCTACATGGGCTAAGAAACATATCTTTGGATGGTCAGACGATGAAGTACGTTTAGACTTACAACAACAAAGAGTCGAGAGAGCCGTTGGAGAAGAATTGAAGGCAACTCCAACAGTAATCACTAAAACTGGTCTATTTGATAATATTGATAAATTATACGGAAGTGCAACAGGGGCAACTCCAACCGCAGGTGCGGCAACCACAATGGATGGAGGTGAGGAATTAGGTCCTCCACCATCATTCGGCGGAGGTGGTGAAATACCTGGTGGTGAGGCAGAAGTTACACCACCAGCGGGTGGAGAAGAGGCACCTCCCGCAGCAGAAGTTACTCCTGAATCAAGGAAAAAAGACATGAACATTTTAGTAGAAAATAATTTTATTGAAGGTTCACAAATAATAAATTTGGGTCAAGCACAAGATTCTTTGGGAGAAATTTCAATACACCTAGATAAGTTATTAAATTCATAATATTTATTGTAAAAAACACAATGACCTTCGGAACAGTAAAATCCCTAATTGAAAAAAATCTCTTGGAATCATACAAAAATGAAAATGAATTCAAGAAGACTTTACGAGAATTCAAACACAACGTTTTGAGTAATAAAGCTATGTCTAAAGCATACGCGATATATGACCAACTGAGTTCACCTCAAGGATTGAGTGAACAGGATGCGAAGGATTTTATAGAGGAGGGGATTTCTCTGTTAAATAAGATTTTACCAAGTATTAAACTTCCGATTAGTCTTTCCGAAAAAACTGAAAACAATTATACTGAAATTGATACATTAGTTTACAGCCAAGATGTTAATTTACTTGAAAGAGTAAGCGCAAAGAAAAATATTCTAAAGGTTATCACGTCAACTAAAGAATCTATTAAAGAAAGTATCCATATTCCGATTAGTTCTATGGTTGCGGTTGCAAACCAAACAGTCAATAATTACATACTTAATTTAGACGAAAATTCTAAAAAAGAATTTTTTCAAATAGTTTCTGAAGATACCAAAACTTTGGAAACAAAATTTGAAATAATCAAGGAAAGTGCAATATCTAAATTGACTGCACTCCAAAACAGTGAAGATTCACAGGATATTAAAACAAAAATTTCAGAAACAATCGACAAAGTTAAGTCTGAAAAGTTTGACCAATTAAATTTCTTAAAATTAAAAAATTTAGAAGAATCAATTTGATTGGTCTTTAAGACTTTGAATATGTTTCGCCTTCAGAATCTGTGCTCTTCTAAGTACAGATTTTTTTGTATATTCACGTTTCTCAAATAAAATCTGATTTTGTTTTGTTTTGATTACTTTTGACTTCAGGGTTTTGAGAGCCTTCTCAATGTTATTACCCTGATTAATTTTTATTATTATCATATATTAAAATATCTGCAAATATAAAAAAATTTTGACATTTATGTATATTATGTATATTATTTCATTAATAAACGTACATAATATCATTATTAATGAAAAAAGGAAAAAGTGTTAAACTTAACCTGTTCAATCCCATCAAGTCCCAATATGGGACAGTAGACTCCAAAAACTTAAAATCGGTTTATATAAATATTCAATCATGGGTCACACCAAAAGAAGAATTGGATAATTGGAATCGAGTTGTATCAGGTTTAGGGAGAGAAATAAAAAATTCAGTTTTCGAATCAATCGATTCAAAAATTTTTCAAGAAAAAAATATTGTTGATTTGGACCTTCGGACAAGTGGGATATCAAAAGGGAAAAAATCATTTTTCA